TGAAAGCACGTATCTTTGCTTCCTCTAATCGCTTAGAGGATGCTTTACGGATAAACCGTTGTGCTTCCTCAACATCTTTTTCCACAAACTTTCCATCAACAAACATCCACTCTTTACCTTCCATAATGCCAGATACGTAGGCATCAGGGGCAGAGGGATCTGCTACAATATCTGCAGCGGTAGATAACATAAAGTCATCCTGAACGATTTGGACACCATCTTTACCAGTTTTTAGTGAACCCATCGCTCGACTAGACACACCAAGATTAGCACCACCGTCTAATAGACCTTTGGCAATGTTACCCATTGGAGTTTCTAGAATTTTGGCACGACCAACATAGTTGGTTCCCTCTTTTTTAAGAGAAGTGATAATATGTGAGACTCGATCAAGATTGATACTTGGAGTATCAGGATGACCAAGTTCACCATATGCACGATTTTTCTCGACATATTCTTTCATGTAACGAGTTACTTCACGATCCATAACTGATTCAGGATACATGCGACCGTTACGATTTTTAACTTCTGCTTGAAGGAAAACACCTTCAAGATATAAATTCTTTTTACCGTCTTTGTCTTCGACAATGACTCTATTTTGTTCGAATACTTCTTTAATCAGCTTCATTGTTAACTCCCAACTGCCGTAATGTCATCATAAGCACCAAAGTATGCTGGCTCATGAGTAGTTGAGAAGCCATCTGTCTTGCGAAGAATCAAATAAATTTGTGCTTCTGCACCAGCAATTGCTACTTCAATATCAGCATCGTCTTCAATAGCATCAACAAAACCGTTCATATTAAACTGAACATAGTCGTTGACACCTCCAGGAATCGTAGCAATGTTGACACTGTTACGAGTGATAGTTACAGATGCTCCAGATAGAGTAGAAACATAATAGCCTACAAGAGCGACTTTTGGAGTGCCACCTGCAGTTAGTGCTTGGTTATCTGATAACAGCGTAGAAATATCAATCGTGCCAGTAGCAGCAGTGCCAGCAACTTTCACAATCGCTTCCTTGTGTGAAACTTTCATATTTGTAACTGTTACAGCCATCTGTTATTTCTCCAATAAACTTACTACATGTAAAAAGTTATCCGAACTTTTCTTCATGTAATTTACAATTTCATCTTGTCCTTCTAGTAAACTATTTATGCGCTTAATAGTAACACCTTCCAGTGCTACTTTATCGCCATTATCAAGAACAAAATGTGTTTTTCCTTCAATTAACCTATCAATCTTATTTATCTTTCTTAATTCACAGACAATCGGATCAATAGTAAAAACATTAGAAGAAGCAAGGGATACGTAGTTTTCAATAAGGGTATCTGTAATCTTGTCGTCAGAATATTTACGAATAACTTTTACGATAGTATTTTCTGTTAATTCTTCGTATGTATCTTTTGTGACTTCTTGTGCTAATTTTTTTGCGGTAATATCTTGTTTAATAGATTCCCTTGCCTCTTCTAATGTTTCGAACAGAGTTTCATCTCCATCAACGTAAATGAGACCATACTCATCTGATTCAATCAAATGATTATAGTAACGTAAGGTGCGTTTAACACCCTTCGTTTCATTTAGTTTCTGTGTAAACTCTGAATAAAACATTATTCTGGAGTACCTTCTTCTTTTGTTTCTTCTGCTGGAGTTTCCTCTGCAGGTGTTTCTTCAACAGGTGCTTCAGCAACAACTTCCTCTTTAGGAGCGAAGCGATCTTTTAGCATATCAAGATACGCATTAGCGATAACAGACGTTTGGTTGTCGTTATTCATTTTCTTCGACTTCCTCTACTTCTTCAGCAGTTTCTGGTTGCTCATCAGCTACTTCAGTTTCAGCTACTTCTTCAGTATCTTCAACTGGAGTTTCAATTTCTTCTTCAGTAGCAAACATTGTTTGTGCTACGTTGGTGCGCATGTCGTCTAGTTTACCAGACAATTTTTCAGCCATTGCTGCACCGAATGCTTTTTCTGTTTCAAGGGCATTACCTTGAACCATAGCGTCTACGAGTTCTTTCACTGTATCAGTCATACTTTATTGCTCCTGTTCTTGTTCATTATCTTGATCATCTTGTTGTTGGGGTTCATCACCCTCACCTGCAATTTGCTTGGCGATATCTTGAATCATATCGTCAGGCATTTGTAGGATGTTTTTCCTTACCCATTCTTCTGAGTAAAAACGTCCAATATAAGGTTCAATAGATTGCAGCATCTGAATACGAGTCTGCATAATCTCTTGATCTTTTAATTCAGCAAAGTGGTTGTCTTCAATAAAGTCAAACCGCATTACGTTATCAATGTCATCCCATTCTTCTGCGTTGATGACACCTTTAGCAACTAGCTGAACACGAAGTGCTTGTGCAAACAACTTCGCAAACTTTTTACGTAGACGAATTATGAATTTGTTAAACATAACTTCGTCACGAGTAATTTCAGTCGAACGACCAATTGAGAAACCTTGCTGTTGCTGTAGGCGACTCATTGGCACATTCAGTGCTTGGTAAAGTTTCGTTTGGAAGTATTCAATGTCTTGGATTTCACCAAGATTCTGCCCTCCAGGAAGTGTAGTAATTTCAGTACCTTTACCACCTTCACGACGAGGCATCCAGAAGTCTTCCATCATCGATAAATGACGACGATCGTCACGGACTTCACCAGTGGTTGCATCATATACAACCTTGTTTCTAAACTTATTCATGATGTCAGTAACGTATTGTTCAGCCTTTAACTTAGGCAAGTTACCTACATCAACGTAGAAAATTCTACGCTCTGGTGCACGACTAATACGATAAATGACCAAGGCATCCTCGATCATCTTCAACTGGTTTACTGGCTTAATTGCTTTGTGCAAATAAGACAGCGACATTCCAGTATTCGCATCAACATTACCAGAAGGAACATCAATGATAGAGTCGAGAGACATTTTTACGCCATTAACGTTATTTTCGCTAATGCCTTTGTCATTGTAAAGATAATACTCTTCTGTATTCTTTACGATCTCAAGACCTTTTTCATTCTTTGTTCGTTGTACCTTTTTAATCCTACGAATCTTTCGTGGATCAATTTGGCGCAATTCCAAGATACCATCTTTTGGTCTCTTGGGATCTAAAACGACATGATAGTAGATTCGACCATCTACATACCACTGCTTAAAGATTTCATGACCACGATGCTCGAACTTAAACATTCGAAGCATTTCTTGAAATTCGTCACGAATCTTTTTCTTAATACCATCAGATACTTTCACATCATCAAGAATAATCTCTACTGACTGATCTTTTTCAACTGAAACAATTGCTTCATTAACAATGTTTTCAATTGCTGTATCACAGTCACCGTATTGGGCAATCTGCCTATAACGACGAAGAAGATCGTTTTCATTCTTGATAACGCCTTCCAAGTCCATGACTTGACCAAAGTATCCCCCAGCATTTATTCCAACACTGGTTGATACTACGGTTGAGCCATCTTGCGCAGGATTAGGAGCCACCACACTGGGTAACTCCTTGCCTTGTTTACGCTTTATTTCAAATCCAAATAATTCCATACTATATCCCTACGTTAATTTCTTTCGCTTCTATTTATAGAGGGAAAGTACCGACTGGAGTATCAATCGAAACGTTGAGACCAAAGCCAGAACTTGCACCTGTATCAGAAGTGAAGAAGTTGTAAGTAAATTCAACATCAAACATTTCGATAGCGTTTTGCTGTTCGTAATCTAGTGCAACTGCACCGATTAGCGTTGGCATCGCATCAACAAACTTGTATGATTTGATTTCTGCACCAGAACGATCCAACTGAGTCACTGTCAAGTCGACTTGGTAATCGCTAGGATTAGTACGACCATCAGTAGTGTTGTAGTTCTGGATACCAGATTGCCATTGCTCGAGAGCATTACGGATACCGAAAGTAGTATCGTTATAAATTGTTACCGTCCAAGGTTGGAAAGTACGTTCACCAGCAAAGTTCACTGGACGACCACGATAGAGAACTGGAAGAGTCTCAATCGTAGAAGCAGGTAACTGTGCAGCTTTACAGAGGAACTGTGCCCTCTGTCCAGCAATCGCACCTAGACCAACATAAGACGGAAATGTTAAATCAACACGAAACTGATTGGGACGAGCACCGCCACCGATCATTTGTGCCTTAAAGTCAGCAATATTTGCCATTTCTCTATCTCCTTTGTTCTAATCTATTTATGTTCACTCTATTAACCAGTCAACTCGCTGAACGAAACGCCAGTACGAGCAGCAACAAAGTTCAGAGTGATAAAGTTGATAGAACGGCTAGGTTTGACGAAGATATCAGCAACGAATTCGTTACGATCGATAACTTCACCAGTGTTGTTGCTATCATCACACTTCACTAAGAAGTCTGTTACACCACGACGACCTTGTACGTCACGGAGGAATGGTTCAACCAAGTTACGGAACTGAGCACGAGTGAACGAATCGTTGAATTCGAACAACTGGAACTTAGCAGCAGTAGCAATGGCTTTTTCAAGAACGATAAACAAGCGACGGACATTGATACGATCGAAAGCACTTGGCTTAGAAAGTAGAGTCTTGTCACCAAATAGAACAGTGCCATCTCCAGGGAAAGTAACAACAGGGTTGATACCAGCCTTATAAAGAGCATCACGGTCTGTTTTGGTTGGGTTCATTGCTAGTTTAACAACATTCTTAACTTGACCACGATTCAAACCAGCAGGTGAGAACCATGCATCGTTTGTGTAGTCTGTACGAGCAGCAAGACCAGCCATGTCACCATTTAGTGGGACGAAGCGATATACATCGTTATAACGATCGTATTGGTACTTGTAGCCAGAGTCCATTGCAGCATAAGAGCTAGATGGCAAACTGTTACGGTATGTAATCATTGCATCAGTAGCAGTAGAACCGTTACCAATAATAACATCGTTAGTAGATGTATTGATTGGTGATATGAATACCATACAGTCTTTACGTGCTTCACAAACGTTGTTAATGATGTAAGTAGCAGTTGTTGTTGAAACTTTACCAGCAGCAAGTAGGCTAACATCATAAGCAGCATCGTCTGCTAGAAGGATCCATGCATTTTGAAGATTACCGTCAGTGGTAGCAAAATCGTCAACACCACCAGTTAAAGAACTATCGATAGTACCAGAAGCACCAAGACCAGTAAAGGTAACACCAGATGCAGCTGAACCCCAGTTAGTTCCT